AAAGTGGCCGTCCGTGGCCGAAACAATTCCGTCCACCATCCGTCGCATCCGATCCTCAGTCCTTTGAGATTCGATCTCCACCTGCCGCAGTCGATCCGCTGCGACAGCCATCACGCGGCGTCGGCACATTTCGATGCCTCGCACTCTGCCAATCGCCTCGTGAAATTCCGCCAGTCCTTCAGCGTTTCTGGCCTCCTCTAGCAATTCCTCCTGTAGCTTGAGGAACTCGTCCCAAAGTCCCAGCGTGACCGCTGACACGCTTGCTGCGTCTTGCAGGTCCGCGAGCTTTTTCAGGTCTGTCATGCTTTCGACCTCAGTTTGTTCAGCTTATAGAACTGTGCCATGACGTTTTTTCTATGCGCAGCCGTGTTTGACCCGTATAGATCTCTCGCTAAATCAGGCAGGTGCTTTTGGCGACTACTCTCGTCAGAAAGAGTGCGAATGATTTTTTCGTTTGCTTGTTCTGTGAATCGACGGGCTTTTGAAGTCGCAGTGCGTTCGTGACCTTTAACAAGATTAAATGCCGCAACTGCTGCTTCAACTTCAGATCGCTCGCACTCCAACATCAAACGCAAAAGCTCACTGCTTTTCATACCGCTATCCATCCTGCCGCCTCCCGTACAAGATTGCCGTCGCTGACACACGCCGCGAAAGCGTTTGAAACAATCAACTCAGAAAAGCCAGTCACTTCGACCACTTGGCGGATCGCTTCCTTCCGCGTCCGTGGTGCGGCTCGACAGCACATCAGCAGATTCACCGCTGCGGTGTGTTGCTTGCCGAGGTCGTAGTCGGTAATTCGTGAAACACTCATCGCATAGCATCCTTAGTCGTCCGTGTTCGCAGCGACACTCGCCGCATATCGTGTCCGGTGTTTTGTTGCCGCAGTGGTTGCAGATCATGCCGTCACTTCGTCAAACAGCGTCGGAATCGACTGCTCGCGTTCCTCTGACTCGAGAAACTTGCACGCGGCATCGAAGTAGCTTTTCTTCAGCTCGATGCCGACGAACTTTCGACCCGCCCGAAGCGATCCAACGCCCTCGCTGCCGATCCCAGCAAACGGAGATAGCACCACGTCGCCGGGATTACTCCAGATGTCAACGCAACGCTCAATCAGATCGAGCTGTAGCGGGCAAATGTGCTTTTCGTCGTTTTCTGTCGTCGCGAGTTTGAAGTTGAGTACATTTGTTTGGCACACGTCCCACCAAACCGGCTCCGCGTATCTTCTCCAAATGTCGATTGACGGATCTTTCGACGACGACTTGCGGCAGTAAGGCGACGGATGCTGATCGTTGCTTTGCCCAGCTTCCCCGATGTAGCGATCAAACCCACGCTTCCGCGTAACAGGCTTTTCGCTCATCAGTCCGCTTGCCGGTGGTTTGCGAAATACAAGCAGATAGTCAGCCATTCCCTGGCGAACCTGTGAAGTATCCCTCTTGACTGTCTTGTGAAGCAGTCCGTTGTTGTTTGTCCTCTCTCGCTCGACCACAGGACATTTCCAAATAGTCACGCGGGAGTGGTAAACCCATCCAGCGTCCTCGAACTCCTGAATGCAGGCACCTGGGAAGTCGATTAAACCAGTCGTGCCGTAGACGTTGGCGTACTTTGGCAAGTCCTTGCAATGAACAACGCAAACGCGGCCAGGAACAGTGACACGCAAAAGCTCTTTGATGCAATACTTGTAATGCTCGAAAAACTCCTCGTCGGATGAGCAGTTGCCCATGTCGTTTTCGCTGTCGCTGTAAATGTAGAGCGACGAAAACGGCGGAGAGTGAATCACTAAATCTATTGACGATTCTTCTAGTCCTCGAAGCACAATACAGCAGTCGCCGTTGTACATCGTCCAGTTCTGTCCTTGCTCGACTCCGATCAACATACAGATCCCCTTAAAAAGTGTGGCAATTCAAATCTAACTGTTCCGGTGTACTGATCTCTTGCAACTTCTCCGGCAATCTCTTGCATCGTCGCGTCTCGCATTGCGTCAGCCATTCCAGTTTGCACAAGGCGATGGTCTGCTTCTTTTCTTGCGATAGCCGACTCAATCGCTGACTCGCTATCAGCTAGCACTATGTCAACTGTCACGGGTGCTTTTTGTCCAAACCTCCAGCAGCGACGAACGGCCTGGTAGTACTGCTCAAACGAATAGGAAAGCCCAGCGAATATCTGATGATTGCAGTGCTGCCAGTTCATTCCGAACCCCGCTACTGTCGGCTTCGTGATCAGCTTTTTGATTTCACCAGAGGTAAACGCGATAAACACTTCCTCTTTTTTGGACTCGCTGTCGGAACCACGTATTTCGACAGCTCCGTTTATCAACTGGCTTAGCTCGTCCGCTTCGTAGTTCGTGTCGCACCAGATCAGGCAAGCTGATTCGTTAGCATTTGCAAGCTCGCCAGCTTTCTTGCTTCTCGCTTCATTTGTTAGCCGCTTCTCTTCGTGAATCGTAGTGGCAGAGATCCCACTGACATTAAAAAGCATCCCGCTCGGTGCGTCTGGTGCATTCACGCTTACAACGTGCCTGTTGACAATTAGCTTTGGGAGATCAAATCCATCGTCACTTCCTCCGATGTCACTTGGCGATCCGATGCACACTGCCCACGAAGCGACCCATCGCCAAAAATCACGTTGTCCGTGCTTTTTTAGCCTGTAACCTCCAGCCTTCATGGTGTCGTTGATAAACCACCTGGAAAGCATCTCATTCGATGGCATTACCCCCAGGAAGTCGCTGTGATTACCAAGCTCCATGTGATCGTTTGGTGCCGGTGTTGCCGTGCAAGCCAATCGGTATGGCGTTCTCGAGTAGCACTCGATCAACTGCCGCTTCGTTTTGCCTGTGTAGTTTTTGAGAATGGATGACTCATCCAGCACCACGCCAGCAAAAACGCTCGTATCGAAGTGATGCAACTTTTCGTAGTTGACGAGATTGATTCCGGTGATCACGTCCGACGATTCGTTGGCAATCACCACGTCCACGTCGATTCCGAACTTTTCGGACTCTCGTTTTGTCTGATGCCTCACGCCAACAGGGCAATGCAAGACCACTGGCTTATTGGTGTGCTTAGCGATCTGTTCGGCCCATGCAAGCTGCTGTAGCGTCTTGCCTAGTCCGCACTCCTCGAACAACGCGGCACGCCCGCGACGGATCGCCCAATCAACGATCGTGGCCTGCCAATCAAATAGATTCGGGTTGAGTTCACCTTTCGGCGTGAACCCCATCGGCTGTAGCTTCCGTCGCTTAGATGCGATAAACGATTCGTAATCACTCACTGCACAACTCCCATCCCTTTTCAATCGCTCGCTGGTGCAATTGCTCGACTAGCCACTTGCCGCCGATTGTTTGCATGTCGTCCATCGTGGCTTCGCCGGTCTGCAACATCCCGATGAATGAGTCGATTGTGTTCATCGTTGGATAGTTGCAAGTTCCAGCCGAAGCTCTTAGGTAACGACTGATCTTTGCTTGAACTTCGCTCATCGGTAGATCGCCAGTTGTTTCGCGGGTCGCTTGCCGTTGCAGATGCGTCCGCCAGTGACGTCCGTGTGATACTTGCCAAGGAGTACGTTTTCGACGGCCTTTTCGCTTCGTCCGATAATTCGTGCTATGTTGCGGTATCCCCATCCCTGATTCCACAACTTGACGATCTCTTTGACTTCCGACTTGCTCATGTATTTGGATCTCATTTAATTCCTCGCATTAAACGCCTTTCGTCCTCGTTCGGTGGCGTACCTCACGCCTCCGTTTCCATGCTGAATCGGCTGGACGCAACGGTACATCAACGTGTCCGCCACTTCGCTTCCCAGCACCATCCACTGCTGGCCCGTCGCGATTGACTCCACAACGCCGCCCTCGCGGTCGTACCGCACGATCAGCGTGTAACGGCCTGACAGCACGCGGGCGATTGGGGAATTTGGTTGCGTGTAGTCGTTCACTTTTTTTTGTTTCGCTGCCTAATCGCGCTGACGATTTCTTCATGAGACGCATTCGCTGCAAAGCGTCCGTCTTTCCAGCTTCCTGATCTCCTTGCAAGGTCGCGAGACAAAAGGTGGCTCAAGTAACTTTGCACTGATCTCTGCGTAAGACCCGAACTGGCGGCAAGGTCCGCGAGAGTCCCGCCACCAATGCAAAGTTGTGAAACAAATTCCTCCATCCTACCTCTCTTTTTTTTCCGCCTTTTGCTATTTACGATCAACTGACCTCCTTGCAATATCACGTCACCGCTCTTTATCAATATTCGGATTGCCGACTTGCAAAGAACTATCTTGCAGTTCGGACCACGATTCCTACGCAGCGCTACATGCAGAGGCATTTTTGGAGAGCATTCTTGTATCGTCTCACTAAAACTCACTGGCGAGTTTTCCGCGATCCATTCGCGAGTACCTGAGATCCATTCATCATTTTGGTAATGTTCTTGAGCAGAGCTTCGCATCTTTCGATAAACTCCTTTTCCTCACCAGATGGAACTTGCAGTTGTGTTTTGTTGGTGCATTTTTTTAGTACGTTTTCAATCGTCGTTAGCCCACGAGTAATGTTGTTGTAATTAGGCCGTGCAACGCCTTTTTTCTTTGGCGTCAACCGAGCTAGATAGTCCTCCAGATATGTAACTCTTTCGCTTTCACTGTCCATTTCGCGAATTGTGCGAGTCAATTCAGCAACGTCTTTTACGAAAACCTTTTTCGCTAAAACCTTTACCAAAAGATCTAGAACTGGCGACTCCCTTGCAAACTGCTTAATCGCGAGCAAAGCACCTTCTGATACGGATGGGTGAATCTTGTAACCGCGTGACGCGAGTTCAGATCGCCATCTGTTTAGCTCGACAGCCTTCATGACGCGATTCGGCGAAACCTTCAGTCTTGCTGCTGCCTCTGTAGCTGTTATTCCCCATGTTTCAACTTCATCTGCTGCTTGCTGAATTCGATGCTCAGTGCTGCTGCGAACACCCTCCACTGCGTTAAGTGCCTTACAAAGAATGTCAAACTCCATCCGGTCGCACTTCACCCTGATTGCATAAATTGGATCGGATTCTTTGCGAATAACGAACCACGCCTCATCTCGATGGTTTCCTCCAGCTATCTCCAGTTTTTCGTTGTCAGGCAGCTCACAACATACGATTGCCGGAAAGGCGTCTGTTTCCATGCTTGATGCGTATTCATCAGCAACTTCCCTATTTATCGGCTCGACCCTCGCCCTGTTGATGCGACTCCGTTTCCTGTCAATCTCTTGATCTCTGACCCGTGAATACTCCCAATCCAAACCGAGAGACTTGACCACCTGCTCGGCACGAAAATCTCTTGTCCACCGTCCCATCATCGCCTCCATCGTTTGATCAAAAATCACTTTAAAAACCTCAAATTCGTTGTCCGTAAAACCAGTGCCAGGCTCTCCCGGCGGTTGCCATCGGATCAGGCGTGATGCAGTCGCCCCACCTGGCACTGGTCACATCTCGCAAGCATTCGTGCCCGTCCTTGCCGTCCAACTTCCACGATCTTTCCAGCGCGAAGCAATTCGTGCGTTCGCTTGCGATACGATTCCGCCTTGCCGCCAAAGCGATGCTCGCAGTACTCCGCAGCAGCGTTCGCCACGCCAAGACCGCCAAGCAAAGACTACGCAAGCAATTCAACTTTGCCGCGATTCTTCACTTCTTCACTAAACCATCCCAGCAACTCCTCCGTGTCACTGTCAAAGCAAATCGGGTCTTTGATTGCCGTGTCCTGACGCTTCGCGCCGCCAGAAGCAATGATCGTTTTGCAATCAGCCTCTGTAGCAACACTGAACTGACCGAAATTGCCCTTGCCCTTCTCCTGCCTGAAGTCACCCACCCCAACGATGATCCCGCCATTTGAAAGCAGTTGAAGAATCGACGTTTCACTCATCTGTGGCTTGACAAATTGAATCGTCACCGGCATGCACCACTCGCGCAAGATCGCCCGTGTGCGAACGTCTGGAGTCTTGTTCATATCAGCAGAACGAACGACAGACATAAACAACTCAGGAATACCGTAAAGGTCGCAAGATAAATCTTTGACCCAAACAAGCCGACCAATCTGACGCTTATTGGTTCCCTTTGTCTCAAGTGCCGCAGTCGCCATTGCCCCTTTGACCGCTGCTGACGAAAACGTGAGTCGCGTTGGTCCGCTTCCATTCCGCAGACTCATCGAGTTGCTAAACTCGCTGAACGGATCGTGCTTAAGCGTTTGCTGCTTTTCAGCACTCGTTTTCCTGCCCTTTGGAAGCAACAGTTCACGCATCGCCTTTGCTGCCATGCGATTGCAGATAAGCGGTGTCACACCCTTAAGCCAAACTTTCATTTCACCGACTCGCAGCGGTTCAACTTCGATTGCTTCCAACACACCTTTGGCTTTAGCCATTACTGGCTCCTTTCAAATTTGGAAGCGTGTGGTTTTTACACGCTTCCCGCTTCGTAAAACGCTGACGGAACACCCGTCAGTCGTTGTGTTAATGACCGCCCTGCCGCGACCAGCCCTGCCATGCCAAGACCGCCCAGCCTCGCCTCGCCTCGCCTCGCCAAACCTCGCCCCGCCTCGCCCCGACCGCCCAGCCTAGCCTTGCCTTGCCACGCCACGCCTGGCCAGGCCCCGCCCCGCCTCGCCTCGCCCCGCCTCGCCCCGACCGCCTATTCCATTTCCTCCTTCAGTTCGTTCACCATGTCGCGAATCACACCAAGCTGACTCGCGACCCCAGCACCAACGATGTTTTGCTTTGCTAACGCAATCCCGTAGACGCGAGAACACAAACCAGAAAGCATCCGCAACTCAGCCAGTAGCACCACCGAGTTCTTTTCTTGACTGCGGATTTTCGGTAACGAAGTGAATGTGTCCAAATCGCTATCAGGTGACGGAACATACCGCACAACAGGCTGAGTCACCTCGTCGTACCGAACTTCAAAACGACACTTGCGAATCAGCGAACGCGCCTGATCACGCCAACGCTCTTGTGCAGCTTTGTTGATGTCCCAAGTAAAATCGCGGTGGCATGGATGCGTTTTGTCCCTCGCCGCATCGATCAAGTCGTTTGGATCAACAACGCCGTTGACCTCAAGTGCCCTGATTGCCAATTCCTTTTCAGTCCAACTCACGCCAGCGGCGATCACAGCATCCATAGATCAACTCCTTTCAGTTCGCAGAGTGCATAAAAAAGCCCCGCTGTGTCAAAGACGTGGAAGCGTACAGATACACAGCGAGGCACATGCCGGGATTGTCCCCCTCGGCTTGACTCACTTGGGTTGGCGCTTCCACGTCGCACGCAGGAAAGTTATCGGCTACCAAAGGCCGAGTCAATAACAATGTGTGAAAAAATCCCAAACTTTACGAAAGGCGAATCGCGACCTACGACCGCCAAGCGTCGGACGTTCTTGCGGAGTTCCTTGCGAATCCGAACGACGAAAAACATTTTGGGAAAAGTGTGTAGAATACTATTGCGGTCTCCGATAATGTGTGTAGAATTAAAGAGTCAGGCAAACAAACAACTCACACACGGGAACACGAAGATGACCAGCATGATTCAAAAATCGGAAAGCTTTAGCGGAACGATGGCGGACTATTACTTTTGGCTGCGATCAAGCAACGCTGTGCTGGTCAAAAATGATGGCGTGTTCAAGACCTATCGCGGATTTGAATATGACGACAACGGACGTAAGGTTGTCCTGTTCGTTCAGTCTACTGAACACTGCACAGATGGCATTGTCAAATGGAGGCAATTCATCGGTCACTAAAGCCGAAACGCCTCCGGGCGTCCGGTGCGGTTGGCTACCGCACCGCTGATGAGGCAAGCCAAGCAATGCAAAGGACAACCAATCATGGCACACGAAATCACCGAAACCGACAACGAACCCTACCGCCATCAAAACGGAGAATGGTAACCATGCCGCAAATCATCCGCTGGAAAGCCTCTCGACTTCGCTACGCCGTCATCAACGACGAAGCGATGATCGTGAGCGACGAATGCGTGACGCACGCGGACGACAAGCCCACCCTGATCATGTCCCTCAGCGGTCTCGGGCCAGCTCGCGACGAGCATAAGGCCGAGGCTGATCGGCTGCTGAACAACCTTCCAGAGATTCAGCAGCACCTAGATCGGTACAGAGACGAAGACGACGACTACCGATGGGTGGTGGTCGATGACTGCATCGCAGACCTGCCCGCAGTAGCACTCGACTAGGTAAAAAATGCAAGCCGAAAGAAAAAACATCACGCAGCCTGCCGCCTGGTGGGCTGCGTTTGAATCCGCAGCAGCCGTGGAGGGCCAAACGCTCTCGGAGTGGGTGGGCGATTGCTGCTTGGCGAATCTCGAAGAATCCACGGCAAAGAAGCTGCCGGAACGTGTCAAACGAGGAAAGCCAAAATCTACCCAAGCACGAAAGGCGAATTGAGATGTTTGGTTGCCTCGGCCACTGCTGTTTTTGCTTCCTTCACCTGATGGCGATCTTGTTCGGGTTCTTCGGCCTGCTGCTGACGGTCCCGCTGCATTTGATCTTTGCGGCTGTCGTCAGCAAGCGTTAGTCCTCGGTGATTGTCGATCCGGTCGTCAGTTCTGGCGTCACGCCGGATGTGATTGTGATATTGGGCACGATGGCACCTCGATACAGTATTTTGCCCGTGCCGCTGCTTGCCGTTCCGACAGCCGCGTGCGTTGCCGTTTCACTCCCCGACGATGCCGTTGGAAATGAAATTGTCGCGGCAGGGCTGACGCTGTTGCCAGAGACTGTCCAGCCACTGGACGTTCTGGCGACGGCCACGCGAGCATACGAACCATAGGCACATTCGTTGCTTGTTTGGTCTCCCGCTTCGCCTGGGTCGCTTGTGTGCAGGCTGACATAAAGATTGGTCAACGGCGAACTTGCCGCGTTGTCAGCTATCGCCGAAATGGCTGTTGCGTTGAAAACAAGTTTCAACCAATCATTCTCGAACGTGTCGCCTTTGCTCATCTTCTGCCCTTTGTATTGCTTGGTTCACCCACCGTGTAGCAACAATACGGTCAATCGTTTCCGATATGCTTCCGAGCTTTGTTTTTTTAGCCTGATCGACTAAGTGGTTGATGATTTCCTCTTGCCGCTCTCGGCAACCTTCGACGCCCCACCTGTCCATTTTTGCCGCGTAGTCGTCGCAACCACAGCTTCCGCTTGCAAAGTAGCTTGGTATCAAGCTTTTGAGTTCGGTTCCTGGTGATCCACGATATGGATTCAGCAGTGATTTTTTTTCGCTTTTGAACGAACTGTAACCGCAGCGACATGACCGCACCGGAACGTCAGCACCGTTGTCCGTTTGGCACTTCGGGCATCTCACGTCGTCACCCAGTCATACTTGAATTTGTTTTCCGCAGTGCCTTGCGAGTCAGCGTTACATT